CGACTTCATTCCAATGAAAGAGGCTGACCATGATCTCCCCAAAAAGCTATGTGTGGGATGGGACTTTGCAGTCTCTAAGCTGGATATGGCTAACCGGACAAGCTACACCGTGGGAGGAAAGGACTCCAGGAACGTTGTCAACCACCTTGATTTTGGGGCGGGTAGGTGGAGCCCTGCAGTCTCCCCGGCTGAAAAGGAAAAGGGCGAATACGGATGGATCGACCTTCTCTTCATTGTTGAAGAACGGTGGCATCCCGAGTTTCACTTCGTTGAAGGTGGAGGAATATGGAAGTCTGTCGAGCATATGGTCCTCCAAGAGATGCAGGTCAGGGATACCTTCCTAAACATTCGAGTCCTCAATCCCGTGAAGGATAAGGCGACCCGTGGTCGGTCCTTTCAGAAGAGGCATAGGGCTGGTGCGACCCGGTGGAACACTCAGGCTGAGGGGTATGAAAGTGCGAAGGAGGAAATGCTACGCTTCACTGGGCTCGCCGCTGCTCGTTTGGACGATCAGTTTGATAGTTGTGCTACACTTCATCTGGGCTTTGACCAGGAGCCACTGGTCGAGGAAGAGGACTTCGAGGAGGAGTCTGTAGTCCAGATGCGTCGTGATGATCCCAGGTCGCAGCAGGAACGCAACCCAGTGACAGGATACTAGGAGTGTTCCAAATTGGAACATTAGAATGCTCAACCTAAAAGCAAAGCTCTCCTTCAACAAGGACTCGGTCAACGACCCTGACCTCTGTGATCGCTTTGCCAAAGATGACCTCGAGCGGATAGGATCTCTGGTTTGGGAAAGTTACGACAAGGACAAGCGTTCCCGCTCTAAGTGGGAGAGGCGCTCCGAGGCTGGGATGAATCTCGCAATGCAGGTTGCTGAGACAAAGACCTTTCCCTGGTACAACTGCGCGAACATCAAGTTCCCACTTGTTACGGTGGCCGCCCTGCAGTACCATGCTATGGCCTACCCAGTTCTGGTCGACCCGCCCGACGTGGTGCAGTATCGAGTAATTGGGCCGAAAGCTGCACCAGAAGTAGTCGAGCGCGCCTACCGAGTTGGGGCGCACATGAGCTACCAGCGCATTGAGGAGGACCGTCCCTGGATGGGCCTTCACGATCGCCTTATCTTGAACAACTCTATCATCGGCACCACGTTCAAGAAGTCCTGGATGAGCCCCGAGCGAGGCTATCCGGTAAGTGAGACCGTCCTGGCTAAAGACCTTGTGATGGATTACTATGCCAAGAGTGTTGAGTCTTGTCTCTGCAAGACTCAGATTATTCCCCTTCACCGTAATGAAATCTACGAGCGTTGCGTAGCTAAACTCTTTCGAGATGTGAGACAAGAAGCTTGGTTTGCTGCTCCGGCCAAAGTTCCTCCTCCCGACATGCAGGGAGCAAAGCAGAACCAACGCCAGGGAACAAGTGAGCCTATCTCAGACGAACTTACTCCCTTTACCTGCTTGGAACAGCACCGCTGGATGGACCTAGACGGTGATGGCTATATGGAGCCTTACATCGTCACCATCGAGTATAACTCCAAGTGCGTCCTGCGACTGGTTGCTCGAACTGAGTGGGATGATGTAGAACAGGACGGTGGAAAGATTCTCCTCATCCGATCTACGGAGTATTTCACCAAGTACGGATTTATCCCCTCGCCAGATGGTGGCATCTACGATGTGGGCTTCGGTATCCTCCTCGGACCATTGAACGAGTCCACGAATTCTATCATCAACCAGATGGTAGATGCGGGAACTATGCGACTCACAGCTGGGGGCTTCCTAGGGCGAGGCGCGAAGATTCGCGGGGGAGTCTATCAGTTCTCTCCCTTTGCTTGGACCCGCGTGGATAGCACAGGAGATGACCTCTCCAAGAGTATGGTTCCTATGCCCAAGCCTGAGATGGCTCCAGAGATGTTTCAGCTTCTCTCTCTTATCATCAACTACACAAACCGAATCAGCGGGGCTAACGATACGATGGTGGGGGAGAATCCAGGGCAGAATACTCCTGCAGAAACGCATCGCCGTATGGCGGAGCAGGGCGCAAAGATATACAGCTCAATATTCAAGCGCCACTGGGAGTGTATGCGGGAAGAGTTTCGCAAGCTCTATATTCTCAACGCAATGCACCTTCCACAAAAGAAGAGCTTTGGCTCGAAAGAGGGTTGGATCATGAGGGAGGATTACCTGGGCGATCCAAGTGACATTGCGCCGGTCGCGGATCCTAATATTACCTCTGACCACATGAAACAGGTTCAGGCGCAGATGCTCAAGCAAGCTGCTTACACCACGCAGGGCTATGACTTGGAGAAGGTTGAACGTCGCTACCTCAAAGCCTTCAAAGTCGACGGGATTGATGAAATCTACAAAGGCCCCGGCAAGGTCCCACCACTCCCTAATCCAAAGGTGATGGTGGAGCAGATGAAGATGCGACCGAAGATGGAGCAGCTCAAGTTGGACAAACAAGAGATGCTCATGAATTACTATGAAGACCGCCGAATAAACAATGCCAAGATTATTGAGCTAGAGGCCAAGGCCGCGCTGGAAATGGAAGAGGCTGGCGGGATAAAAGAGGGTCACCGAATTGCAGCGTTTGCTGCTGCTATCGGCGCCATGAAGGCCCACGACGATCACTTGAAGAATCGAATAGACCAGATGCTAAAACACATGGAGCTAGAGATGGAAGGAAAGGAAGATGGATCAAGTCCCGACGGAACAAGAGTGGGCGGAGTGGTGGGGCAGCACCTGCAGCAGAGCCTTCCGGGAGCTGCTAACCCAGCGCCGGGAGGAGTTTAAGGATCAATGGGCAAATGGGAACTTTACTGTGACGGATAACTTTACTACTGTTATCTCGAACACTAGGGCTCAGGCGCAGGCAGAAGTTCTAGCGGCAATACTTGAGCTAGACTATCAACAGTTTCTAGGAGAGATCGATGACGGCCGACACGTCGTTGGTGTGGATAGACAAGGGCAGGAATAGGAAGGCTCAACTCTCTAATGGAGAGATGACCTTTGAATCTAGGGTGATAGTAGAGAAAATTCTAGGAAGGATCTTACCAAAAACTGTGATTGTGCACCACGTTAACGGAGATGCTCTTGACAACAGTAACAGTAATCTAGTAGTTTGTCCAGACCAGGCTTATCATAAGTTGATTCATACAAGATCGGAAGCTCTAGAGGCATGCAGTAATGCAAACTACAAGAAGTGCTGTATATGTAAGATTTGGGATGCGCCGGAGAACATGCGAGGTAATAACTATTTTAACTCTCACACTGGGTATAGAGCTTGGCAGTATATCCATAGAGAATGCAATAAAGAACGCACTAGGGCTTGGAGAGCTCGGCAGAGGAGTTTGTCATGCTAACCGAGAACTTGTCGGGCCTCCGGCCTAAGGGCCATGCAATCCTAGTTCGGCCTTATGAAGAGCCTAAACAGAGAGACAGTCTCATTGCTATTCCGGCCCCAGTTAGGGACCGGCAACTCTTGTTGGAGCAGAAGGCAAAAGTTGTGGAGGTCGGGGGTGAGGCGTGGAAGGACGAGAAGGCGCCTCGAGCTGTGCCGGGAGACATTGTGCTGATCGCACAGTTCTCTGGACACATGGCTCTTGGTCCAAAAGACGGACTGCAATACCGGTTAATTAACGCGAGGGATATCTTCGCAGTAGTTGAGGAGAATCAAGATGGCTGACGAACAAGAGCAGGAACAGGAACAACAGCAAGACTCTGCTGAGGTAAAGGCCGAGGCGACATCACACGGTTGGGTTGAGAAAGCTGACTTCAAGGGCGATCCCGCCAAGTGGGTAGATGCCAAGACGTTCCTGGAACGTGGGCAGACTTTCATTCCATTTCTCAAGGCGGAGAGTGGGCGCTTGCGACAAGGGTTAGAGGCAGAGCGCCAGGCCAGGTTGAAGCTCGAAGCCGACCTCGCAGCTTCCCGTGCGTCTATTGAGACACTCAACAAACTAAACAAGGAGGACCGCGACGCTGCTGTTGAGGCCGCGAAGAAGGAAGTCAAGGCCCAAATCGCTGAGGCGGTTAAGTCTGGGGATACGGAAGTTCTTGGGGAGCTTACTGAGCAGCTCATCAAACTTACCACACCTCCTCCACGGGAGGAGGAAGATGACGAGCCCCCTGCCGGCGAGCGCAAGAATGGCGCTCCCGCCGCACATCCCGACTTTGCGCCGTGGGTTGCCAAGAACAAGTGGTTTGGCACGGACACATACAAGAGTAACCTCGCGATGGCAGAGGCTCAGAAGCTCCGCGAGTCCGGAGACACAAGTCAGGGAATGGCCTTCTTTGACAAGGTAGCCCTTGCGGTGGATAAGCTCCTGAACCCACGAGCCGCGCGCTCGAAGGTAGAGAGTGGTGACCTCGGTGGAGGAGGAGGCGGTAACGAAGGATCTTCCTTCCACGACCTCCCCGCTGAAGCCAAAGCGGAATGCAACCGCGAGGCTAAGTCTCGCGTTGGACCGAACAAGCCTTACAAGACCCTGGCAGACTGGCAAAACCGGTATGCCACGGTGTACTTCAATCAACCTGGAGTGACCCGCCAATGATAGACGCTGCCCCTGAGAGTCCTGCCTCAACTCCCATACCCCGACGCCGGGATACGAACTTTGACCCCGAGCGCAAGCTACATATTCCTGAGAATGCAATTCCAGGGTATGTGCTGTACTTTTTCCGGGGCGAACCTGGCCGCTTGAGTGGGGCCCTCCGTAAAGGTTGGGAGTGGGTGACTCCCGAAGAAGTTGCTGAATTCATCGCTACGAGTGGCGTTGGCGCAGACCCGCTCGAGAGCGGCGCTACTGACATGGGTGGGAAGGTAAGTGTTCCTGCCCAAGAAGGTGTGGGTCAAGACGGACAATATCTCCGCCTGTACCTCATGAAACTCAAGAAAGAATACTGGGACGAAGACATGGAGAAGTACATCAAGAACAGAATTCAACCGATAGTTGACGCCTTTGCATCTGGCATGGTCGGAGCGGAGAACGATGTAACCGTAGACCGGAATAAACGCTATGTGAAAAGGGGTGAATTGCCGGAAATGTTCAAGAGGAAGACTCCTAAGTCTTCCACGTAATCAATCAACTAGGAGCCATAACTCATGGCAAACGTGAACGCTCCGTCGGGTCTGAGTCCTGTCTCATACGCGAACGGAAATACCTGGAACAATCAGGCTAGGATGTACTGTATCTTTAACACGGATACAAACGCCTACGCAATAGGAGACCCAGTAGCCTCGGATGCCACGAACGGCGCCGATGCGAATGGGGTAGCAGCTGTTACCCTGGCTACCGCTGGGACAGGCAACGCCCTGCGTGGAGTCATCGTCGGAATGGGTGGAACAGTCTATGGAGGACCTGGCGGTGATCCAGCTGCTCCCTTCGCATCGACCGTGATCCCCGCGACCAAGACGCAGAAGTACTATGTCATGGTAGCAGATGACCCAGACATCCTCTTTGAGATTCAAGAGGTCAATTCTGGCACTCCTATCCTCATGACTGGAGTAGGCCTGAATGAGAATCTTCTCAGCGGTACTAACAACGGATTCGTCTCGGGGTGGACGTTGAACAACTCCTCGATTCCGGCATCTGGCTCTACCATCCAGATGAAGATGATTCAACTCGTTCAACGGAAAGATAACGTCCCGGGCCTTGCCCAACGGTGGATCGTGAAGATCAATAATCACGAGCTCGCTGGCGGCACGACTGGCGTCTAACTAGGAGAATCTAAATGCCTGGCGGAGTTATTGCAACAAGCAGTCATCCAGCCTTACTGTGGCCCGGTATCTATGACACGTGGGGTCAAATCTACAACGAGCACAGGAAACAGTACACTGACCTGTGGGACGTTCACGATTCATCTCAGGCGTATGAGAAGCTCGTTCAGATCACGGGGTTTGGACTCCCCTCGGTTAAGACTGAGGGTGGACCAGGAACCTTTGATTCTGAAGTGCAAGGTACTATCACCACGATTCAACACGTTCCATACAGCCTTGGCTGGATGGTGACCTTTGAGGAGCTGCAAGATAATCAGTATAAGGAGGTAGCGGCTCGACGTTCTAGATCTAATGCCTTCTCAGTGAATCAGGGTATCGAGCAGATCGGCGTATTTCCCTTCAACAACGCTTTCGCCACCACGTTCTTCACTACTGGTGACGGCGTAGCGATGTGCAGCAGCGCGCACGTCCAGGCGACTGGGGGAACGTATAGCAACATTCTGACCCCTGGTGTAGATCTCTCTGAGGCTGCCTTGGAGGATATGTGCATCCAGATTATGGGAGCTACGCAAGACCGTGGCCTCTTTATTAGTCTGATGCCACAGGGTCTTCATGTGGCTAGACAGGAGTGGTTCAACGCTAATCGCATTCTGAAGAGTGTGTTACAGAGCGGTACAGCGAACAATGATATCAACGTGCTGAAGGCTACGAATGCCTTCCCCAAAGGTATCATGGTGAATACGTACTTCACCTCCCCGCACGCGTGGTTTGTCCGCACTGACGCGCCGACTGGGATGCACTTCTTCTGGAGGAACGAACCGGACCTCGCGCAAGATAATGATTTTCAAACCAAGAACGCTCTCGCTCTATGTTACTTCCGCTGCTCAGTTGGTGTAGGTGACCCGCGCGCAGTGTATGGAAGTAATGGCCCCTAACAGATTCTCCTAGGCAGATTTACAACTAATGTTCCAAATTGGAACATAAGTGGAATAACCGGGGGGCTTCGGTCCCCTGGTAGCACGTACTACGCGCTGCCCTGAAGCGATCCTTGGGGCTATTTTAGGAGAATTCAAGTGGCTTTCAGTACTGCAAGTCCTCTCACGAACT